TATTTCTGAGGCTGGAGATATTTAAGTAATCCCGGCTAAATCATCTTGATTGACCGTATAATAAATATCTCCAGCCTCAGAAATAAGCGGCTTTACTTTTACGGGGTCAAGTATATGTAGTGCGGTGACAGGGCTGTTAGCGCTATCTCGCTCTTTAAAAACATAAGTGTTGCCAAAGTTTTTCTTAGACATAACCCACTGGACTACAAATTGAAGCGTGGTCTGGTAGTTGTTGGGCTTTTTCAAAAGGCCTATTAACGGGTGATTAGCATCTTCCCATACCCCCTCAATATTGCGCTGGATGCCTAACTTAAGCTTGCCAATATCGTTGGCTATGAGCGTTGTGCAGGCAAATACGGTAGGATGCGAGAGCGAATTCTCGCCATCTTGATACGGTGTATTTGATTGCCATGCGCTAGGAGTCCAGTCAAAAATCCTAGTCCATCCTCTATCATCGGGAGATGACAAAGCTTTCTCTTTTTGATCCCGACTAAACCATGTTGATGGGGAAAATATTTGCATTATTAATCGTCAGACTCTTGGGTTTTTGCCTTTAGGTCGCGAGTTAAATAATTTTGGATGTCTCGCTTTAATATCTTTCCTTTACTCCCAGTGCCTTCAACGTCGCTAAGATCAACTCCGTTCGTTTTGGCAAATTCTTCAATGCTGTTTTCTTTTGTCTTGGCGCTAAAAGCCGCCCCTTGATCGATAGGCTCAGCCTTTCCAACTGCAACCAATACTCGCGCAAGCTTGGCAGGGCAATCGTAAACTTCGCCAACGGCACGAGGGCCCTTGTAAGGATGACGCTTTAAAACTTTAACCGATACCGTTTTCATAAATCACCGTAAAGCCCCTTTTTACAGGGGCATTAATTAAAGGATTAAGTTAACGCTTATGGAGTTACTGGCGCGCCATAATCAGCATCGTTAATCCAAGACACAGCGCTCTCGCGGCGACGGGCGAAGTTGATAGGCATAACGGCCTTAATCGCCATTGACTCGGTCTGGAACATGCCAACGCTAGAAGCGCCAGATGCAACCGGGGTATCGCTTGCGCCAACTGGGGCATCATTCATTTCGATCGTGGCGTGCTCTGAGGTTGTGATCTCAAGACCTCCCAAACCGATACGGTAAATATCTGAAGGTTTAAGAGTGATAAATGCGTTGGCGTCAATGTTGTCACCTGTAACAACGTTTCTACCTTCAAGCATTCCGCCAAGCTCAGTAAGCCCACTAAACTCACGCTGATCAAGAGCGTTACGCATTAGCGATAAAGACGTGGCCAAAGCTGGGTTCATTGCATGCCATAACCCGCCGGAGTTCCTAGCGGTGATGAACGTTTGAATCATTGCCTTAATATCGTTTAATACATCCTCACCATCATTGCCGCCTGACGCAAGGGCCGTTACGCCATTGAGTATCCCGGCAGGGCTCACGCCAGCCACGCCTGCAACAGCACTGAAGAACGTAGTGTCGATGCGTTGAGAGCATGATTCCGCGAGCGCGTCACGAATAAGCATTTCGGCTGATGGGCTAGAATCTTTCAGAAGCTCTTTTGAGATTACAGATAGCGCGGCAACCTTCAATCGAGACAATGTAACATCATTAAAATCTGCCACACTCACAGGGATGGACTTTGACTCACCTACCCAATAACCTGTAGCTGCGCCGTCCTGACCTTTGATTGTTACGTTTGCCGGAGCCTCGCGAAGCGGTAGCTTGTTGTAAGCAGTCATACCGTAAAGATAATCAATGAAGTCACCCGTCCAAGCATCTTTCGACACAAGTTCTGCGCCAGCCTCACCAGCACCTGAGCCATGCCCAGCTACGTCAGCCTTAATCACATTAACGAGAGTGGGCGAGCTTTTGCCCCAGCGGTCCGCAGCAATAGCAATAGGGCTGCGCTGTTGCATTTGACCCAAGCACTTAGCAATAACGATACGAGTGAAGTTCTGACCGGCAAATTTTTCGTTTTCGTCGGTAGGCGCAACGATAATTGTAGGGCCTCGACCGCCGAAATTTTTAGCCGACTTAGTCGCGTCAGGCTCAACAGGCTGGGCGTTAGCAGCGTGCATTCTTTCTAGCTTGCGAAGCCGGACCAAGTCCTGATCAAGCTGCTTGATTTCACCTTCCAGATCGTCAAATTCTTGAGCTTCAGCTTCTTCAGTGGAGCGGCTCTCTTGAATTGACTTTTCCATTACTTCATTCATGCGAGCCGACTTGGCTGCGCGAGTATTTTCTAAATCTTTAATTTGATCTGCTAATGTTTTAGCCATGATATCTTACCTTTTTGCTGGTATTAATTGAATTGGGCGTCGTTGCCCGGATTTTCCTCTATCGCGAGGTAAGAGAAAATCATGATCATCAGACTTGCGGCCAAGCGCGGCCAATGTTTTTTGATCAAGTGATTTTACCGCATCTAGCACGGCCTCTGAATTTGCTGGGATTGTCACTAGAGAAAGCTCCATCCAGTCCCATTCTTTAAAATGTATACCTCCATCGTCCATATATTCATAGGCGTCTTTAATTGGGCGAAACCCAATTGATACAGCTGACACTAACTTATATTTAAGCGAGTGAATAGCCTCATCAACCCGATCCTTAAGTGACCCCGCCTCTTTAATTTTTGGGAGTTCGGCGGTAAATGGGATGCCTTTTTTACTTGGCTTGGCAAATGTAACATGGCCTACAGGTTTATCGTGCTCATGCTGCCATAGTAGCGGCATGGGGGTTTTAAACTTTGCCCCCATCGGGTCAACAACATCGCCCATTCTGTCAGCAGTTGGCGTGGATGCGATGCCGGATATGATGAATTTACCATCTTCCTCGTCAACACCCTTAGCCGTGAGTATACTGTAAGCTCTTTGCATATCTACATTACCATGAATTGAAATTTCTCGGTCATCGCATTAGGGTTTAGCGACATCAGAGCTGTAGAGTTAAAAACACCTATAAGCGGGTCTATTTTTGCAGTCCCGCTAGCCTGCTTTGTAACCAGTATTGAATTTGAACGCTGCTCTATTCTAGCATTCCCCACGCACCAATTCATCAACTTTTGGCCACTATGAGACATAGTGCCTTGAGCAAGCCTTCTTTCGGTCGTTTTTATCGCCCCTCCCATCTTCCAGCCTTGAGGAATAGCGATAATTTTTTCTTTGTCAATCCCACGCTCTTCAAGCTCGTCAAGTATTGACCCGAGCCCAATAGCATCGACACCAATTGAATCTAAAAGATCTGCCTTGTCAATACTCTCAACGATATCGCAAAGCTCACTAACATCATCACCTACGCGCTCAACCAACGTTAAAGACCCCTCCTTAGAAAAATCCGTAACTCTAGGGGCGATCTCTTTGCGCCGCTCTAAAACTGATGGGTGCGCCCAAGCGTAACACCATGTAAGCCAGTCGCCAGAATCTTTGCATCTTCCAGTAACCGCTAACCCGAGCAAATCATCAAGGCCGCCGCCATCGATACCGACACAAACAACTTCAGACCGATCCAGTATAGATTTTAACGTAAGTGACTGATCGCCGCAAGCCTCCCAGAAATCGGCGCCTGCCCAGCGGTCAGAACGAAGATTTAGCCCAATTTCAACGTTAAGATGCTTGGCCAACACCTGCTGCATATTTTCATCGCCGCCATTCTTCGCGGTTTCGATTTTTCTTACCAGATAATTCTCATCAACCGACGCCCCCAAATTGGGGTTGGTGATATAAAAATTAGCCGAGTCCATATACTTTTTGCGAGAAATTATATGTTTAGGATATTCGTAGAGGACGGGTAAAAACTGGTTATCTTTTATCACCCCATCCCGAACATCACGGGCATAGTCTAACTTTTCCTTAAAGATACCCGCCGGGGGCTCGTCTGACTGCGTGGTCAGGTAGATAATAAACCCCTCAGATCTTGACATGAGGCCGCCGGTAGCCTCAGTTAGCATAGAGGCGGCATTCTTCTTTTTGCCAAAAGCCCACAGCTCATCAATCAAGATGCCAGCGGCTTTGCTACCCACAACCGTGTCAGACTCAGCGGCAATAACTTTTAGGTAGGCCCCTGTGGTACGGTGAATTATCGTTCTTGTATGGGACTGGACCTGGAATATCGAGCTAAGATCATCATCTACGCGGATCATATCTTGAGCTGGCTTAAAGGCATTGTTTGCTGCCTGCACTGTTGGAGCGATAATAAAATATTCCGCGCTCTCCCGCAAATTGGTGATAAGCACGGTCAGCATGATCCCAGCAGCGGTAGTAGACTTTGTGTTCTTTTTGGCAATCAGCATCATGAATTCTTTGATGTGACGCGTGTTTGTAGCGTCATCAAGGCTACCAAAGAACACATTAGCAAAATCAAAAACCCAGTCTCTGGTAACCTCGCCCATTGTCGGGCGCCCGATCATATCAACGATACGGAGCCTTTTAAATATCTCAAGTGAGTGCGCGGCGGAATCTTCAAAAAGAACAGGGCAAGTGATTAATGGCTGCCGCTTCATGATTCGCGGCTCCCAGTCCTTGCAAGACGTATCCCACTCTATCACTTAGCTACAACTCTCGGAGAAAACGGACTTTTCTTAGCTGTCGTCTTAGCCTCGTCCTCTTGTTTTTCTTTTTTGCCTTTTTCGCCCATACGCGGATATAGGTAGGGGAG